CCGCCATGAAAAGCGGACCGGACATTCGCACACATGGATAGAATTATGATCGATTACACCACCGAAGAGTGGTACGACTTTACACCTGAAATCCAAGCTGCCATAAAAAGTGGACCTATCCCGCGTGATAGGGATTTTAGAAAGATTCCTTGGGATTTACTAACGGACGCCGAAAAGGTGATGTTGTTTATTCATAAGGAATGTAAAGTGCCGGAAGGTGCTCTTGTTGGTAAGCCAATCGAATTGCTGCCATTTCAACGCGCCTTTATTCGCGCTGTTTATGATAATAAAAACGATGTAGGTGAAAGACTTACTAAAACAGCGATTCTCTCGATTGCCCGGAAAAACGGCAAATCTACGATTATTGCGCCGTTAGTCTTAGCCTCAATTATCGGTCCACTTGCTCCAAAGAACGCTCAGATCGTATCTGGTGCTCAATCGCGCGAGCAGGCTTCGATTCTCTTTACAGCAATGTCAAAGATGGTATCGCTCAACCCAAACATGGCTAAGCGGTGCCAAGTCATACCATCCGGCAAACGTCTCAAAGGCATAGCAACCAATACAGAATACAAAGCACTAGCCAAAGACGGCGCTACTTCGCAAGGCTTATCGCCTTACATTGCCGTTCTTGACGAAACTGGTCAAGTCATAGGTCCTCGTGACTCCTTTATCGAAGCCATTACCACCTCTCAAGGTGCGCATAAAGACCCTTTACTTTTCGTAATCTCCACTCAAGCCGCGTCCGACTCTGACATGCTCAGTATGTGGATTGACGATGCGACTCGTTCTATCGATCCAACTACTGTGTGCCACGTTCACGAGGCCGACAAAGATTGTGATCTACTTGACGAATCCCAGTGGATTAAAGCAAATCCTGCGCTTGGCGTATTCCGCTCGAAAGACGACTTACGTCAACAGCTTGAAAAGGCTGCGCGTATGCCTGCCTCGGAAGCTGCAGCGCGAAATCTCCTTTTGAATCAGCGTGTATCGTTACTCACTCTTTTCGTTTCACCTAGCGTGTGGAAAGAATGTAATGCACCGATCAATATGGAGTTATTCGAAACCGAGCCAGTTCACTTTGGCCTCGACCTTTCAGCAAGGAACGACTTAACTGCGGCAGTAGCTTCGGTTCGCGATCCTGAAACAGGACATGTGCATACTATTCCATTTATCTTTACGCCTTTAGACGGTTTAGTCGATAGAGCACAAACGGACAGAGTTCCATATGATCAGTGGGTAAGAGATGGCTTTATTTATGCGTTACCAGGCGCTCATTTAAATTATGAGATGATCGCTCAAGAGCTAGCAACACGCACTCAAGGTTGGAATATAGCATCGCTAAGTTTCGATAGATGGCGTATTGATGATTTCAAGGTAGCCGCAGAAAAGACTGGCTTCGCTCAAGAAGCAGAATGGATCCCAGTGGGACAAGGTTTCAAGGATTTTTCTTTGAGACTAGAAGGTTTAGAATCACTTTTACTACAAAAGATTTTACACCACGCTAACCACCCGCTATTAAATATGGCCGCGTCTAACGCTATCGTGATATCCGATCCTACTGGAAATCGCAAACTAGATAAATCTAAGTCTTCACAACGAATTGACCCCTTAATCGCTCTAGCAATGTCAACGTATCTTTTAAGTGATAACTCACTCACGTTAACTGACGTAGAAAGTATGATTGTATGAACTATGCCAAGATTTACGCAAATCTTACGAAGCCTAATAATCGGCGAAAAGGTCTTGAGTATTTCGAGGCACACCATATAGTTCCACGCCACCAAGGCGGAACTGACGATAAAAGCAACATAGTACTGCTAACATATCGTGAACACGTTCTAGCACATCGCTTACTGTTCGCTATGTACGGCAATGCTGGCGATATTCGTGCAGTTTCGTTTATGGCGGCTGACGCAAAGGCTAGAAAGAAAAGTGCTTCACTTGCAGGTCAAATTGGAATAACCCGCATGACGACTGAACAGCGAAAGCGAGGCGGTCGTCAGAGTGGTCTGAATAATGTTACAACCGGTCATATGAAACGTTTAAACGATTCTAAACGTAGACCGTGCATTCATGTCGAAACAGACACTGAATATGAATCACTAACAGCTTTATGCAAAGCCTTAAATATGGGTCATAGCAATCTAGCGTCTTACGGTCGCTCTAAAGGTGTTACAGTGATATTTAAAATCTAACAGGAGATATAAATTGGCAGTATTCGAAATTTTAGCAGAAAAGTCCGCTAACGATCGTCGTACATTCTTTTACGATAATATGACAAACGTCTTAACGGACGAAACAGGTCTATTATACGCTTTTCCTAACCAAAGGGCTGATAACTCCGTTCCTGCTACAATCTTTAGTAAGGATGAACCACTCAAGAAGTCTAAAGAAATCAGCTTCTTAAAGATTCAGCTAGGATTAGGTTGTAATTACTCTTGTGATTACTGCTCTCAGAAATTCGTTGAGCGTGCCGATTCTACATCACCTAAAGATATCGCCAATTTTATGGCTAAGCTTGACGTCTTAGATATCACCGAAGAAAAAGGACTCAAAGTTGAGTTTTGGGGCGGCGAGCCTTTGGTTTATTGGAAGACAATGAAGCCATTGGCAGAAGCCATTCGCGAGAAGTATAAACATTGGAAGCGCCAGCCTAAATTTGCAATGATTACAAACGGCTCGATTCTCACTGATGAGATTATCGACTGGTTAATGATGCAAGATTTTTCTGTGTCAATTTCGCATGACGGTCCCGGACAATCTGTTCGCGGTCCAGATCCATTTGACGATCCTGAAACAAAGAAGCGATTATTAGGTTTTTATCGCATGATGACGCGCCTTAACAAAGGCATTAGTTTTAACTCTATGCTATCTGCAAAGAATAAGAGCCGTAAGGCCATTTCAGATTGGTTTAGAGAGCTTACGGGCGATCCAAACATTTCGATCGGCGAAGGCGGTATTGTAGATGCGTATGATGAAGATGGTATCACTAACTCATTACTTACTAAACAAGACCATTTCGAGTTTAGACGTTTAGCATTCTCAGATATCTTTACAACCGATGGCGATATCGCGTTTAAGATGCAATTACAGAAGATAAATCAGTTCACTACTGACGTGCTGTCACAGAAACACGCTTCCACATTGCCTCAAAAATGTGGTATGGATTTAGAGGACGTAATGGCTGTAGATTTGCACGGCAACGTGATTACCTGCCAAAACGTGAGCGCCGTAGAAACATCGAAAAACGGGGAGTCCCACTTAGGCGGGTCTCTTGACGATTTCGATAACGTCTCTATAACAACCTCTACACACTGGGCACGTCGCGATGAATGTCCTAAGTGTCCTGTCTTGCATCTATGTAAAGGTGCATGTATGTTCTTAGACAATAAGTTCTGGAAGATTTCATGTGCTAACGCCTACTCTGACAATATTGCGCATTTCGCCTTAGCCATTCACAAAATGACTGGGTATATCCCAATTCATATTAAACATGATGACTTACCTTTGGAACGCCAAGATATCTTTGGTACGTTGTTTGAGCACAAAGAAGAGTCAGTTCGTAAGGTTATTCCTATCAAAATCGTGAATCACATCACAGAGGTAGTTGATAACGTTCCTATCTACTCTAAATCGGAGGTCGCCTATGACAATCCAATCTAGCGGGCCAATTGCTTTCAGTGATGTAAGCACCGAAATAGGACAGGCTCCTACTTATACAACATCTCTAAGTTTCTTGAATGACCAAGTAAAACCTGCTGTTCGACCAGCCATTCCAAATATGTCAGTGTTTTATGGCATGAGTTTCTTTCAGAATACCACTGAAGGTAACTGCGCCAACGGCAACTGTACTGAGAACTGTAACTGCGGTAATATTCAATGTACCAACTGCGTTATTGCAGGTGGCGTAGATTGCGTAAACTGCGATCCACAGCCATTCTTGCAAGTTGGCGCTAACTGCGCTTGTACATATAACTGTACTACTGGTGAAGTGTCATACAACTGCAACTGCGCTTGTAACTGCTCTAAAATTATTTGTTCTAAACTCTATGACATCGGCGCTATGGCTCCTGCAATCTTTGCGGCTGACCAGGCATACGGTAAGTGGTTATTTAAGAATGATAAAGTAGTTTACCGCGGTTATATCCGCTGGGCGCGTATCGTAACTGCATGGATGGATGGTAAAGGTCCTGACTTCATGTTCTGGATTCGCGATAAAGAAAAGCGCGTCGAAGCTCAGAAAGAGTTGACCCGTAAGATGGCAACTGAGATGGGTATTCCTTGGGCCGAGCATATGGCTTTCAAGATGGGCGCATTGCGTGAAGACAACCTTCATGGTAAAGTGCTTATGGCCATTGGCGTTCCAATCTGTCGTTTCTTAGACAAACTGCCACGCGTTCGTGAGCGTGATCGCCGTCATCGTCTACCTGTACTGCTCGCTATGTGGGCAGCTTTCTACGGTAGCCATTGGACAGCAAGCGCTGTTGTGCGTGCGAACGCTCTTTTATCTACTGTTTCTGCAAAGCTAAAGAAAGTAACGGCCTAATATGGAACGATCTAACTGGTGGTTGAGCCCAGTTTGGGAGTATCAATCTCCTTTCGATGCTGCGTTCAATAAAGCACTCCTACAAGAAGTGTATGAGATTGGACAAAGCATCGCTAAGGATGGCACCTACGGTAAACTGAGTTTATGGGATTATGATAGACCTCATCTAAATACTTTAAAAGAATACATTCTTGCTAAGTGTTATCAATCAGTATGCGGTGATATCTCTGAAGTAAATGAGCTAAATCTGAGAATGGATTTTTCCGGCGGCTGGATAAATGTAAAAGGTCCTGGCGAAGGCATTGAAGCACACGGTCATAACGATTGCTCTCTAACTGCCACGTATTACGTGCAAGCAGAAGAGACGAGCGGTGATATTGTATTTATGATGCAAGGCGGTCATATTAGTTCTGACGGTTCATTTATCAATAACGATTTTTCAATTCTACCTCATAAACACATCACGCCTGTTTCTGGAAAGTTAGTTATATTTCCCGCTTACATTATACACGAAGTGCAGCGGAATCGTTCTAACGCTTTGCGCATATCTATATCAACTGATTTACATCAAATAATAGATACGAATGCGCCTAATGCGATGGTTATTAAAAGTTGGTGTGATAGTATGTTACGGCTAGAAACCGTATGTGAAACTAAAAAGGATTAAACTATGAGTAATGTATTTAGGGTTGCTAGTAACCCACCACCAAACTTTAACGTTACTGACTACAACAATAACATTAAGTATTTCTTAGACAGCGAAGTTGCCGCTACTTTTACAACTCTTACTCAAGCCGAGTTAGAGAGTTTCTTTGAGATGGCACAAAAGTATCATGCTGTGTTTGCAAAGGTATATCTTTTACCAGGCGACCCGTTGATTAACTACATCGTATATGGTAACGAGTTTTACGACGCATTAAAGGCTCCTCACGCCGGTATTGACTACACTCCAAGTTGGGTTGTTGCTAAATATAAAGAGTGGGCAGCTAATAAAGGTCTTCCAGTTCCTAAGGATATGGTAGCAGCCGAAGGCATTAGCACTAAACCTATGGTGGACTTTCAGAGCAAACTATGAACCCCTACTTCACTAAGCTAGATAGCATTAGTCCTAGTTTATATAAGGACTTTAAGAATCTAGGTGAGCAGCATAGCTGTGGTGGTGGATGGACAAGATATTATAAGACTGATTTAAGTCGAAGCATATTGTTACCTGACCATATTAAGTATAGCTTTAATCTATCGTATATGACGTTTATCGGCGATGCGGCTTCTCCACATGTTGATATGGGCATTGGCTGTAGGATTAATCTCTATTTATCTGATAACAACGCTACTACACAGTTCTTTTCGGTTAAGGCTAGAGACTTAGATAAGCCAAAACCTGAGACATGCGTTGGCTGCACTCCAGAGCTCTTCTGTGCTGGCGACTGTGCCTGCGGTATGAAGCGTGAGAATCTTGTTTTAGAAGATCAGTTCGTAGCCAAGCCGCATGACATTTATTTACTAAACGTTTCAAAACCTCACGGTGTAGAAGGAATTTCCAGAGATAATTATAGACAAGCACTGTCGTTTACTACCGATCTTCCTTACGAAACAGTTTATACTACTTTAAAGGCATATGGCTCATTCTAATGTTTAAGAAACTATTTACTGGCGCTGACATCGACTTTAAAGTTCATGACATGCGTATAGAATTCGATCTAAACGCGCAAGGTAAGAAGATACAATATTTTAACGTGTCTTCTACTTATGCTGATGATTTAATCGCCTCATTTGGCTCGTATAGTAAGCACTTCCATACTTCCTTTGTTATCATTGGAGCGGACGTGCCGCCTCATACGGACATTGTAGACAGCGTCAATATAAATTTCTATGTAAACACTAGTGGATATACAACTACATTTTATCGTAGCAATAGCGATATCTCTAAACTTACTTATGCCGATCATGGAGATGGACACGTATACAATCCTAGCGAGCTAGAAGAGTTAGACTCTTTTGTAGCTTCACCTGGCGACGTATACATACTCAATGGTAAAGTAATTCATGGTGTTAGCGCTCCTAATCACTCTTCAACTCCTCGACAGATTCTTCAAGTCTCTTCGAATGATTTAGAGTATAAGCAGGTCCTTGACCTCATGAGGAATATATGCTAATCTTTGCAACAATGTATACGCTCGTTACGATTCATCTCGGCGTTGTGCTAGCTTCATTATACATGCACCGTTATATGATTCATCGGCAGTATAATGTAAATCCTTATGTAGAGTCGATAATGAAGTTTGGTTATTGGTTCTTGTTTGAGACTGTATCTAAAGAGTTTATCGTTCAACATCGCAAGCATCATGAGTTTTCTGATAGCACTGTTGATCCACATTCTCCAAGATTCGGCTATTGGAGCCTGTTGAAATGCTGTTTAATTCCAGGATTCTTTCGCTCTTATAAGATAGAGCTATCTGAGTTTGATTATAATCGTTACGGTGGCTCAATCAAGCCTTCGTTTATCGATAGATACCCTCGACTTGGTGTATCACTCTTCTTAGCACTTACAGTGAGCATCTTTGGGTGGTATGGAATAATCATTTGGTTAGTCCACCTATTTGCTGTGAACTTTCTTACAATAGCCACCATTACCGTTTTTGGACATGCACATGGCTACAAGAATGTAAACCTAAACGATTACACCACCAACCTCATGCCAATCGGTATTTTATGTGTTGGTGAAGAACTTCATAATAATCATCACTACGATAGTAAGCGATGCAACTTCGCTCTAAAGCAAAACGAGTTCGATTTAGGATTTCAATATTTGCGTGTTTTAAATAAACTCAACCTAATTCAATTTAAATAAGAGAGCACAATGTTCTACGAAGACGTTTCAAATTTAATATCGTTTGATATTGAAAAGTTGCGCAAGGATGTTCAAGAGAATGTCTTTACACTAGGCAAACAAGTTATTCAAGGCGAGGAGTACGAAACTCCCGCCTATCAGGGTTTTGGTGGATGGTCTATTACCTCTCGCACTGGCGATTGGAAAGATGGTTGGGACTTCTTCCAAAACGATGAAGGCCAAGCAATGGAAGTTTATTTTCCAAAAGGCCGTAGTAATTACGAGGCATTAAAATTCTTTGATATCGCTCATTCAATGGAGCATAAAAATCCTACTCAAGCATATGTAGGTGAGATTGCGAAATTAATAGACCAAATAGTTGAGTTAGGTTTGACACCGCGTAGAGTGAGAGTCACGTGCTTACGGGCACGCTGTAAGTCTCTTGTGCACCGCGATTC